TAAATTTCAGATAAAGGTATTAATATTAAAACATAAGAGGAAACCATTTGATACCTACCAAGAGGAAATGGATTACCTTGTAGAGCATGAGAACAGAAATAAGTTTATACGTAACCTAGTTTGTGACCTGTCTGGTAATACACTCGTCCTGTTCAACTACGTTGAACGGCATGGTATGCCCCTTTTTGAGTTGATAAATAATAAGGTAGAGGATAACCGTAAAGTCTTCCTCGTCCATGGTGGTATAGATACTGAAGACCGTGAACAGGCAAGACAGATCGCAGAGACTACAACTGATTCAATTATCGTAGCGTCTTATGGGACTTTCAGCACTGGTATTAATATTAGGAATCTACATAATGTTGTCTTTGCATCGCCTAGTAAAAGCAAAATAAGAAACCTTCAGAGCATTGGTAGAGTTCTAAGGAAGGGTGAACACAAGACCAAAGCAACTCTCTATGACATAGCAGATGATATGTCTAAGGGTCGCAAAAACAATTACACACTAAATCATCTGGTTGAAAGAGTAAAAATTTACAATGAAGAAAACTTTGATTATGAATTCATTGATGTCCCAATCAAGGAGAGTCATGGATAAAACAGAATTTCTAGCAGCAATCAAATTGGTATCTGGAGAGGAACTACTCTCTATGGTGACATCTGTACATGATGAGAATGGTGACTATCTAATTGTAGAGAACCCAATAGAGGTAGAAGAAGTTATATTACCGAACAAACAGGCGGGAGCAAAAGTTCAACCATGGATGAAGTTCTCTAGAGAAGAACAGTTTGTTATTCCTAAAGAACATATTATTACAATCGTAGAAGTAGCAGAGGAGGTAGAAGTTTTCTACCACATGTCTTTACGTAAATTAAATAATGACTTTATAACTGATGCTAAGGGTAAGATATCAACTGTAGATGAAGCTCGTATTAAACTTAATAAGATCTTTAATAAAGACAGCTAAGTTACCCCTTAATCGCTAACACTCATAGTGTAATGCTTTTTCCATACCTTGTCAAGCCCCCCATTGACATCGTGTGGGATTTGTTATAAAATATAGTATACGACACGAATAAATGAAACGTAAGAGAGTAGTATCGGAGCATTATGTAAACAATAAGGAGTTCTTAGAAGCGTTGGTAGTCTTTAAAGCAAAGTGCATTGCTGCAAAAGAAGCAGGAGAACCGCGTCCTCAGATCTCTAATTACATAGGAGAATGTTTTTTAAAGATAGCAACACATCTATCATACAAACCAAACTTTGTCAATTACATGTTCCGAGAGGATATGATATGTGATGGCATAGAGAACTGTGTTCAATACATAGAGAACTTTAACCCAGAAAAATCTAAGAACCCATTTGCTTATTTTACTCAAATCATTTATTATGCTTTTCTTAGGAGAATACAAAAAGAGAAACGTCAATTGGAAATCAAGAACAAAATATTAGATAAGTCAGGATATGAGGTTGCCTTCCATACGGATGACAAGTCAGGTTCCTCAGACTATAATACAATTAAGGAGAACGTGCAGATAAAAATTAAATGACATTCCCAGTTACAATCGTTGATAATTTTTTTGAAGATCCTGATCTAATTGTTGAAGAAGCAAATAAATTAAAGTATTTCAATCCACAAACAGGAAACTGGCCAGGCACAAGAACTAAAAATTTACATATAGATGCACCTAGATTGCACATGTATTTTACCCAAAAATTAAATTCTATATTTTGGGAAGAGAATCCTGACTATTGGAATACTACATGCCACTTTCAATTAATTGATCCTATTGATCCAACAGATAAGTATTCTAAAAAGAATAGAGGTTGGATTCATACGGATGACAATACATGGTATGGTGGTATAGTTTACTTAAATAAAGATCCAGAGTCCGATACTGGAACTTCAATATATTCAGCAAAATATGGATACACACATCAATCAGAGGCAGAGTTAAATCAAAAAATGATATTGTATAGATCAGAAAAAATAAATGATGAAGAATATAATAGAGCATTTGACGCTATGAACAATCAGTATACTGAGACAGTTACTATAGAAAATGTTTATAACAGATTAGTTGTTTTTAACAATAAAACTCATCATGGTGTTAAGACCTATGGAACTAGATCTAGATTAACACTTAACTTTTTTGGTATTGATTTTTCTGGTAAGAGACCACCACTACAGAGGGCAAGATGAAGATAGCAATAATTACAGATCAACACTTCGGTGCAAGAAAATCAAGTCGTATATTTCATGACTTCTTTAATAAATTCTATACAAATGTATTTTTCCCTACCCTAAAAAAACGCGGGATCGACACAGTGCTAGACCTAGGAGATACCTATGACAATCGTAGGACTCTAGATCTTTGGGCAGCAAACTGGAGTAAAACAGAATACTGGGATAAGTTGAGAGACATGGGTATCAAAGTCCATTCTCTTGTAGGTAATCACACAGCATATTTTAAGGACACAAATGACGTCAATACTCTTGATGGTATTGTTGGCGAGTATAATAATATTAGTATCTACAATAAAGCAACAGAGGTAGAGATAGGTGGGTTGCCTATTCTATTCATACCTTGGATCAATCAACAGAACAAAGAAGAGACTTATGCATTGATTGAAAAATCTAAATGTCCTGTAGCAATGGGTCATCTAGAACTCAATGGGTTTGAAGCACACCGTGGTTACATCATGGATCATGGTGACAGCACAGCACCTTACAGACACTTTGAAAAAGTATTCTCAGGTCACTATCATCGTAAGAGCACCAGAGGTAACATATCCTATCTTGGCAATCCCTATCAGATCTATTGGAATGATTACAGGGATCAGCGTGGGTTTCATATCTTTGACACTGAGACATTAGAACTAGAGTATATCAAAAACCCATACGAGATATATCAAAAAATATATTATAATGAAGACAACATACAATCAGGTATGTTTAAGTATCATGAGTTTGCTCAAAGTTTTGTCAAGATTATTGTAGAAAAGAAAACTGATACAGATAAATTTGAGAGATTTATTAGTCAGTTGTATGCTGCAGGAGTTCATGAGATCAAGGTAATCGAAGATCCCTCATTTGAACAGGATCTAAATGAAGAGATAGATATAGAGAAAGAAGACACTTTGACAATATTGGAAAGGTATGTAGATGACATGGAGCATTCTGACAAACCCGCACTTAAAAATATTCTTAAGTCTTTATATGTGGAGGCACTGGAAATAGTATGATGTATATACTTGCAGTCTCAGGTAAGGAGTCGGAAGGTGCTTACGCTGTAGACGAGAATGATAAACGTAAAGTTTACATGTTCCTTGACAAAGACGATGCGGTACGCTATGCTGGCCTTCTGGAAGCTGATGACTTTCCAGATATGTCAGTTGTAGAGGTTGATGATCAAGAGATCATACAAGCTTGTGTCAAACACGGACATGAATACTTTGTTGTCACTCCTGATGATATAGTAATTCCTCCTAGATAATTTTTGTCTTAATGATTATTTTTAAAACTGTTCGTTGGAAGAATTTTCTTTCAACTGGTAATGTCTTTAGTGAAATACAGTTAGATACAAGTCCTGCTACATTGATAGTTGGAGCAAATGGTGCGGGTAAATCCACATTCTTGGATGCCATGTGCTATGCGTTATTCAACAAACCTTTTCGTAAAATATCCAAAGGACAATTGGTTAATGCTGTGAACGAAAAGGACACTATGGTTGAGTTAGAATTTAGCATAGGTTCTCGTGAATATATGGTGAGACGAGGTATTAAACCCTCGTTGTTTGAAATCTATCTCAGTGGTGAAAAACTCAAGGAGGAAGCATCCCAACTTGAGCAGCAAAAATATCTGGAACAAAGTATTCTGGGGTTGAATTATAAATCATTTACTCAGGTAGTGGTCTTAGGATCATCTTGCTTTGTTCCATTTATGCAACTTAACCCACCCAATCGTAGAGAAGTTATTGAAGACCTGTTGGACATTCGTATCTTCTCTACCATGAATGGTATTCTGAAAGAACGTGTCAAGGGTATAAAAGAAAATATTAGAGAAGTAGAATATCAATTTGAATTAGCAAAGAATAAAGTTGAGTCTCAACAAGCATTGATTGAACATCTTAAAGAACAATCAAATGCTAACACTGCAAGACGTAGAACAGAAATTGCAACTATTGAAAAAGAAATTACAGATATTACAAAAGATGTAGATAGTGATCTCAAGTTGTCTAAATTATATGAAGATAAACTTGAGAAGTTTGACACAGTAGATACTGACTTATCACAACTTCGCATCTATGAGAATAGATTTAAAGATAAACAAAAAGCATTTAAAAAAGAATACAAATTTTTTGAGTCCAATGAACATTGTCCGACTTGCCACCAAACAATCACCGCAAACTTTAGATCTGCTAAGAAAGTTGAAATTACTACACAACTCGGAGAGATCGACAAAGCAACAGTCGAACTCAAAGGAAAGTTAGATAGTATCTTAGAACAGATAGCAGAGAAAAGTAATCTTACAAAGGAATTATCACGTTGCCAACAGGCAATCTCAGAATCGCAAAAGGAAATACAATATCGTAAACGTCAGATAAAAGCGATAGAAAAGAAAATAGATGAGTCTACAGGTAGTGGTAGTAGTTTAAAACAAGAAAAAGATAAACTAAAACAACTAGCAAAGGATGGACTTAAGGTAGAGGAATCCCTACTTGACGAGAAGAAAGTGCGTGACAACTACAATACTGTCACAAACATGTTGCGTGATACAGGAATTAAGTCTACAATAATAAAGAAGTACCTACCAGTTATGAATCAAC